GAAGTACAAAGCTGGTAAAAAAGTAAATATAAAAGCTGTACAGAAATCAAGACAGGCTGACAAGAAAAAGAAAAAATAATGGCTAGACCTAGGTGTAAAGTCAATGAGATAGTTGGTGAATCTTGTAGGAGGCAGCGTAGAGAGCGTAGTCCATACTGTACTGATAAATGTAAAAAAAGATACCACTACATAAAAAATAAAAAGAAAAAGAAACCAGAACCCTCTGGTAAATCATCTACTAACAGAGGGCAACACTATAAAGATTTTGTAACTTTATATGCACAAAAAATAGAAGATAAAGTATTTACACATCAACAAGTTGCTGACCTAATGGATATTGGTCGTGTAACTGTTACAGAAATGTATGCAGCATATAAAGAAGATAAAGCAATACTAGAAGCACAACAAGATTGGGAAATAGCAGAAGAAACAAAAAAATCATTACAAGATTTTAAAGATTTTAGAGATAGGTATTTTAAAACAGAAACAGGTGA